TAATACCCTCTCGATGCAGAAGAGCTTCTCGTATTGAAGGAGGTTCCCTATAAGCCCCTGAAATAGGACGAATCATCTCTCCTAGACTTGCAAGCCTTCTCCTTCGAAGATACTCAAGAAGAGCTCTACCTGCTGAAACTACGTCTCCTACTATGGGAGCAATAACAGGTGTATAAGGACCTGCTAGAGCAGCTCCTACACCAACTGCTAGTTCGCGAGCAGCCCTAGGAACTTCCAAAGAAGTCCTCCTTGAGAAAGGTCTCAGTGCTGCTCGACGAGCGCGGAAAGTTTCTCTTATGATTCCCCGAACGATCTCTTCTGTAACGTTGAGATCTCTAGCAGAGATTCCCGTCTCCTTTGCTACTTTAGTAATCTTCTGATTGAGAGCTCTTACTTCAGTAGCTCTCTGGAGGAAGAAATCTCTCTCTGCATTGATCTCGTTGATCTGTGAAACAAGAGCATCAACATCTTCTCTACTTACTTTCCTTCTTCCAATCAGATCGTCTAGTGAGGAGATAACTTTACGAACTTTCAGAACAGCAGAAGAGAGCCTTCTCTTCATTGGCCCTCTTCTGTACATCGAAGAGAGGGCATCGAAGAATCTCAAGTAATCTCTTGAAAGTTTCTTTCTAAGAACTCTGACAGTATGAAAATCATAGAAGTCTAACTCTATCAGAGCTCTATAATAAGACAAAGGCCTTCTCATATATTTTCTATCTCCTTATTTTCTTCTCCGGTGATCTGAGAGAGCTCATCCTTTAACTGTTTTATAAGACGACCGTAGAACCAATCGAGCTCTCTAGATTCCATATGTCTCAAGCATGAAAGAGTGAAGCCTGGAACATGGTAGCAGAGATTAAATTCCCTCTCCAAAAGTTGCTCCAAGGGTTTCGCCATCCGGAAAAATGAAGTCAAGTCGAAAGGGTACGGATATTTCGTCCTCCTCTCCACAATTAGGGCACTTCACTTTGGCTTTCATTTCAGGCCCGTGATAGAACTTCTCATGAAATGCTCTAATCACCGTTATGTCCTTCGCACTCATGTTTTCAAGATCTCTCATTCTTTCTAGGACATTTCTATCATCTACGATAGAACGTGCAAGTTTGTACAAAAAACTAGAATCATTTCCTCTCTCAAAGTTCTGAGCTTCTATTTCATCTTTGACAGTAAGCAACCTAAGGTGAACCACTTTCCCGCTAGGAAGTTTCACCTCATAAGGTTGTTTGTAGTTGTCCGGGAGCTCTATTACTTCAAGCTCTCTTAAATCAACAGAAAACTCAGCTTCTTTGAAACAATAACTACATATGTCTTTCACTCTAACGATTTCGGTGTAGGAGTTAATACATTCCCATACAATGATATACAACCTATCACCTAGAGTAAGCTTCTGAGGATCAATTCCTCTCAAAACATTGTTAAGAACTTGCAGAAACTTCTGCTCAATGTTTATTGGTGTGATTTCGGCCAAGAAGATTTCATCTCGACCTTGGTAGGCCCTGATCTTCACATCATCAGGATTCACTCCTTCATACGGTAAACACTTTGAAGGAAGCCTTATTGGTACGTAGTTGTCCATTACTTTCTCCCTTAACTAAGAATGCCTCTAACACCTTCAACTAGACTCTCCAATAGCCCTCCTCCCAACTCCATCTTATCAACACACAACTCTACTTCTATTCTTAGAACGTTCTCTTCACCGTAAGAAAGTGAATAAGAAGGTCTTCTTTTAGGGAAAGCTCCTTTCAGAGTAAACTTCGTAGATTCAAGTCCGGTTTTATCGTACAAGAAAACGTAGAAATCTTTCTTGTAGTGATTCTTAGGATAGTAGTAACCAGACTTGTCAACTACAAGCTCATGCCACTTGTAGAAATAAGTAAGGACTGAATTGTCAACAGATTTCAGAAAAATTAAAGTTACTGTATCTATTGAGAAAAGACCTGGATAGAACCTCTGTTCAGGGCCATATCTTAGAGCAGAAACATCAGCAATCGTATAATCTCCGAATCTTACTTCTTGACAGTACTGTGAAACAAGAAATCCACTAATCCCTCCTATAGTATGAGGAAGGACGAGCTGCCAGTTATATGTCCGTTGCAGCATCCATGTTTTAGTAGCAGCGCTCGCACCGAAACCATATAAATCAAACTTAAGAAGCTGCATTATTATACCTCTTCCCAGAAGTCATAAGAGAATGTAGCAGTGTATTTGATAGCATCTTCATCTTCGTAAGACAGAGGAACATCATCAATTGCCTGAACGTAGCAACCAACGAACCTTATTGTTTGAAAAACGTTCCCTTGTGTATCCAGCAAACGAAGGTAAATATCAGATTTGATAGCTACATCAGGACCCCCTACATTCAACCTATCATGAATGATCGCTTGAGACCATTTATGAAGAGCAGTGAAGACCTTCTTATCAGTACCTTCAATGAAAGTGCAAGTCCAAGTATGTGACATCGTCAGCTTGCCAGGAAATTTAATTCCCGGACTCTGTTTGTAAGGAATCAAGATTTCTCCTACGCTCTTCCCAGGAACATTCGTAGCCTGACATCTAAGCCTGAGGACATCATCATCTCCTCCTCCTATAGGATTCGTGAACAAGACCTCCCAAAGATATGTTCTTGCAGGATTAGCAAGATTATTATTCAGACATTCAGCTCCCATATTCGCCATGGTATCACCCTTTCTATATAAAACAACCTCTAAATCTTACCTATGATTAAAACATCACTCCCCGAGCAATTAACTCGTTGAATGTTGCACCTGTAGGAGTTACGATAGTCTGAAGCTGTATGTACTCTGCCGTCCTTACAGGTTTCACGAACACATCCACATGAAGTTCATTGGCGTCTATCACTGCAGGAGTATTATTCGTCTCATCACAAACTACATGATAACCAGGATCTTCTCCTTCGGTCTGAAATGCTCCCTGAGCTGCCAATTTTCCTAGATACTCATTCAACATCGCTTCAACTCGGAATCGGGTGAGTTCATTGTTAGGTTCAAACAAGAAAGATCTCAAAGAGATCGACATAGCCTTCTCAATAACGATGAGCAACCTTCTCACATTCACGCGGTCGAGGGCTGAAGGCTTGACTTGCAAGGTTTTCTGTCCCCAGATAACATTTCCCTCTCCTCTAAACGTCTGCAAAGGATTGATCTGGGCCTGATAAAGCGTATCCCTCTCACCTTCAGTAAATACCTTAGTCACTCCAAGAACATCGAGCATCCCTCGATTAAATCCTGCAGGAGCATCCCAAGGATGAGCTACATAATCATTGTAAGCTATCTGAGCTCCAACATAACCTGAAGGAGGAACTTCTACTAACCTATCATTGTAAGGGTCGAAAACTTTCAACCACGGTGAATACAGAGCACAATAACTTGAATTGATATTCAACGTATTGTTTCTGTAATTCACCATGTCCACAACACTGTTCAGAGAATCATAAGGCATATCAAGAATAGCGATACAATCTGCTCTTGTTTCTGCAACTTCTTTCATCTTATTCTGAACTTCTGTAGAAGTCTCTCCTCCATTCAAGAGCATACGAATATCAATTTCTGCAGGATTGACGAACTCGTTCCAACCAGAAACTATCTGAGAAGCAGTGACCTCACTACCGTCTGAACCTCCTGTGAAATCAAGCCTCGTGGTCTGCTCTTTAGGAAGAACTGTATCAGAAAGGTTGGTATTATCCACAACAACAATGTAGCGACTCACACCGTTTATTCTATCTTCAAGATACAGGTTCCTCCCGTAGCCATCTTTCCTCTCCTTACGAGAAACTTTGAATGACTCTACGAGCTCATAGTTACCATCATCATTCTGATAGTAAACGTAGATCTTGAACGTATACTGCTCAGTAGGTGTAGGATCACTTCCATCCTTAACATCAGCTATCTTGATCCCTATTCTATTATTCCACACTCCAGGATTTGCTCCTAGAATCTGGAATATAACATCATCAGACATTCCCGAATCAGGAGTAAATACTGCAGAAGAGAGTCCTGAAGTCAGGCCAGCATTCGACTCAGACGAGTCGGACTTCATGATATTTACTCCTCCATACAGAGCATTGTTTGCTACACGAAGGCAGTACAAAGTATTTCCCCTTGAAAGATAAGCAAGGGCAGTGTAATGGAAGTACTGTCCTGGAGTAGGCTCTCCATACTCTTCAATGAACTGCTGACTATTAGTTATGAGCATAATATCTGTCGTACTTCCTTTAGCAGAGTAACCTACCAGAGCAGCAGATGCAGAAGCAATATTCGGGACAATATCAGAAATATCTTTCTCCCGTACGTAAACACCTGGGCTAACAAAAATCGACATTGTTTTCCTCCTTTATTTCATGAAATATATAATCAACAAGGTCACCACTAACCACACTACTGGAAGGACTATTATAGCCCAATCTCTAGGAGGCTTCACTCTTATAAGAAACCTCTCTTCACGAATCTCACCATCTTCTCCAATATCACCATCATAGTAAACTATCTTAAAAGAATTCTTCTTCTTAAAGAGGGTTGGATCTATAGAAAGATCTCCTCGGTTTATCTCTGCTACCCTCTCAAGAAACTCCTCAGGAGTAATCTTCTTTCTTCCTTTGAAACGATGAGGAGCCTTATAGTAGATCTTAAGGTCTCCCCACAAACTAATCCGATACAACCATCCAGAAAGCGTCTTATCAAACTCTTGAGGAAAGATCTCAGGAAGAGCAAGCTGTTCCCTTATCTCTCTCTCGAGCTTCTTTCTCTCTTTAGGAGAAAGCTCATCAAGAAACTCATCTACCTGATCAATAATCTCTTTCTCGTGAATCATTGTACCGCCTCTTTCTTGTAAACGTTGCCCTTTACGATACTATCAACTAAACTTTCACTTACAACGAGCTTAGTATTCCCTTCCTCAAGAGAAACAGATTCTACTGTATAAGAACCATCAGAACTCGATGAGTTTTCTACGAAAATAACTTCTCCTGCAGAGAAATCTTCTGTAAAATCTCCTGGAATTACTATAGCATTCGAAACAAGATCATAACTATCAATACCATACAAATCACTTCTAAACATTCTTAAGGCCTTTGCTAATTCATCATCATAGTAAGAATCATTAACGAGCACTTCTGCGTAATTTACAACATCATTTTTATCATAAAGAGCAAGTTCGATCTTCTTAATCGTCTTATAGCTGGTCTCTTCGAAGACCCAGGCATCAACCTGTATAGGGAATTTATATATAAATAGCGTTCCCTTAGAATACTTTTCTTCTATAGGAGACTCGTCAACTACTTCTCCAAAATGAAGATCAAATTCTAGAGTATACTGATTGTCATACTTAAGAGTAAGATTAGGATTATCCTGTTGCCAGAAGATGTACTTCTCTACACACTCATAAATCTTATCAAGGTTCTTACTCCAGAACCAAACATTATACTCTAAATCTATAGGCATCGCCTTCACATGAAGCGTTGAGCTCCTACTTTCATCTGCTTCATCTACATAGAAGCCTCTACGAGCTACAGAAGTCCTCTGCCTTTCCCAACTTGGACTAGTCCTCATCCTCCAGAAATTTATGAACTCTAAGAAAACCTGACCTCTCTTCTCAGCTACTTCACGAAGAGCAATCTCAGGAGGACACTGAACAACTCCTTTGTTTATGTTCTCCTCTTGAAGTCCACTCTTATCTATTCCAAGAAGATCTGCGAACTTGTTGAATAAGAGCGTCTTGAAAGCAATATCAATTGAACGAGTGAAGCTCGCCATCTTCTCTTCCTCTCTTCGCTAAAGAATGTATAAAGGATTTTACTAACAAATTCGTAAACTTAGAATCACCACTCAGGATGAACTTTCGAATCCAATTCTCTGCGAAGCTCTCTGGTTCTATCCCATAGAAAACTTCTTGAGTAGTGAAATAATCATTTCGCATCCTACTCACAAGAAGAGCTATCGCTAACTTTGTCCCTAGATCAGTCATAGAGAATTTCTTTCTTGTCTCTTTCAACGATCTCTGTCAAATCTGCTACGATTGAAGCTTTCTCCTTAAGATCTTTTTCATTAGTAATCTCAACATCGGTTATTTCTGCTCCAGGAGGCAGATATGTTATTATACCTTCTTTGTGAACAACTTTAATCCTGTCATTAGAAATGTTCTTCAATTTCTTCACTCTCATAATCTGAATCCTTACTACTGTTGAACTCTTCTAGGAACTAAACTGTAAACCTTGTAGATGATAGCATCTTGCATATTAGGAGTTCCTACGTTCACGATTTCAAACTCATCTATATCTTTCTGATCATTAGGAATGTACTCAGGCTCTATCTTTATGTAACTATGAATAGGAATATCTATCTCTACTTCTTCTCCTGCGTTCGAACCTTCTAACACAGTAGCTTTGTTTCCGAAATATGCTAAGATAGGAACTTGGTCTTCAGTGTAAAGACCTAACCTCTTTAACTTCCAAATGTGAGGATTCCAATCTATGAACACTTTAGCAGAATAAGCGATGTACTCATAATCTTCAGGAGTAGCAAAAACGTCGAGCTTCTCAGCATCATCATAAGAAACATTCGTAGGAATATAGAGAGTACAATCTATCCCATAAGCTAATAAAGAAACATCGACGTAGTCCCTGAGAACGTCGATGCTCTCCCTGGGAATCATTCTCGACATAACTACTCTTCCTTCTTCTCTATTTCACTAACTACTGATTGGAGCACATCACGTAGACCTGAACGAGCTACATAACCTTCAGGAAGTGCTTCAATAACAGATTCAAGATATCCTTGAAGCTCAACTAGTTGAAGAAAATTCATCTTCCTTAACTTCTCTTGTAACTCCTCTTCATCCTGAAGTAGAGAAGCCTTCTGCTCATAACAGACATTTTCATACAAACTACAAAAATTCATTTCTTCTACTCCCTAGAGTTTCCTCTGATCCCTACAATCTTCTTAATCGAGCCTATCTCATCAGGAGTTATCTTATCATCCTTTAGCAGCTCTTTAAGTTCTTTAATCGTCTTAAGATAGTGATATCTACAAATGAACTTAAACAGAGCATCCTGATCTCTCCATTGCTTCGCCAACTCAACATCCTTAAGAGCTTCTTCAGGAGTAGAAGGTCTAGAAGCCTCTCTTCTCGCCCTCACCCACTCTTCTCTCTTACTATAGAGAGTTTCAATATCTTCTTCAATTTCTTCTAACTTCTTTTCAAGCTTCTCAAGGAAAGCTTTCTTCTGCTTAGGAGAAAGCCTCTCCATAGCTTTTCTTATCGTCTCATAATCTATAACATCCCTCTTCAATTCACCTAGAAGGAGATCTGCATCTTGAACAGATTTTCTCAGTTCATCTGCAATATCAGAAAAATCTTCATAAGGGTCATAATCGAGGGGAACAATCTTAGGCCCTACGATCCACTTATCCCTGAAAAGGTCATAACATCCTGCTCCTAGAAGATCTTGGTTGTAGTTGGACTGCAAGTAGATCTCAATAGGATGCTTCTTCAAGTATCCATCATATTCATCTCTGTGCTCCTCAAACCACCTAGAAACTTTCTTCTGGAAATCTTCATCGTTGTAGTACTTTGAATCCTTACTTACGATGATATGAACATCTACATCAGAATCTTCGACCCACTGATTCGTAGCAATACTTCCTACTATGTGAATAGTAGGATAACCGTACTCTCCTTTAGCAGCTATGTCAAGAAGATCTACTTCTGGATACTTCTTTATGAAATTAACTATCTTTCTCTTCGCCCAAGGCTTCAATTCGTAAGTATCTCCTTTCTTACTCCAGATAGAAAGGTCAAGATCTTCTTGAGGATAATCAATCAAAGATTCAACGAGGGGAAAACTGCTTTCTATACCAAGACCCACTTTATTCTCCAAAACATCTAGTAACTTCTTCATTTCAATCTCGAAATACACTCCATGTTTATCGAAAGCTCTCTTTACGTTTCCTATCCCCCAATTGTAACAGGCTAATCTTATTTCTAGTGTATCAGGAATCTTGAAGTATCTTAACATCTGCGGAATTCTACGATTCAAGTAGAAATCAGCAACTGCTCTGTTCTTCTCGGGGTCGAAAGCTTCTTCCCACGACCAATCCTTTCCCATCATTCTCGTACACTCTTCCCAAGTAAGCTTCATGATCTGACAGAGCCCTCTGGCTCCTGTTCTCCTGTTCACAGCTCTGGGATTGTTGCTCGATTCAATCTTCGCAATCGTATCAACATCTACTATGAGCTCTTTCTCTGGCTGCTCTTCCCTAGCAGGAGCAGGAGGCTTCTCGACCTTTCTATGC